GTATCGGCGATACTACAAACAACGTAAAAATAAATATCAACGTTGATAAGAGTGGTGGAACTGAAGCTACAGCCGAAGCAACTGAACAAAAAGCTACCGGCCAAGAAAGAGATGACATGCAAGAAACAGAGAAGAACAAGGAGCTCGGAAAGATTCTTCAAGGAGTTGTTCTACAGGAAATCGTCAAACAACAACGTCCCGGTGGACTACTACAACAAACAGGACAGAAGACCTCGCGTTAATAGTTCATATTTTCCATTCGGGTAATTCTCTTATCCATCTCTTGTAGCTTTTTATCAATAATAGATACAGCTTCATTGTATGCAGTTTGAGGATCAATACTGTTAGGCGGCAAAAGAGGTATACCGTTAACAGGAGAATAATCGAAAGTTATTTGGCAAACTTCAGTTTCAAACGACTCTGAATCGTAAGGCTTGTTTAAATATATAACTTGTTTAGAAACTATAAATTCACCTTCAGTTATTCCGCGCTCTAAAGGATAAGAAAGACCTATTCGAGTTTCTATGGGAGAACATTCAATACTTTTAAAATCTCTTTCGACGATTGAAACTTGTGAGGATATATCATACTCTACATTCAGTTTTATTTTCTTCCCGCTTTCTTCCAGAGCTTCTACGGGATTCTGAGGAGGGTGTATGTAAAGCCCCGGTTTAGTTATTTCTATGGTGTCTATACCGCCATCTTCTTTAACTCGCGTTACTTTAAACTCTGTATATTCGCCAGTTAAGTTTCCGCTTGAACTAGAAGGATTACCTCCTTGTGCATAAAATAAATCTCCTATGGAGTACTTGTATTCGTTTTCCTCAATTGAGTTGATGTTTATCGCTTCGTACTCGTTAAAAGAAATTTTTCCTAGATCTCCTTTTGCTAATTTGAATTGGTAGTTACCTTTTATCGTTAAGGTTTCGCCGGAGTAATCAAATTTTCTTTTGATATTTACGTTTTCACTACTTTCTGCTCTGTAGAATATGTCATTACCGCCGAGTTTAATGAAGGCGCCATTTCTAACGGCGATTTGTTTATCAGACTGTACGTAAAGTTTGTTAGACCCCCTTTCAAGAGAAGCTTGAAATATTTCAGGTTTCATTACTATATTTTACTCGTTAGTTTCTAGAATTCCAAATTGAAGGACAATTAATGTAGGGAAACCTAAATTCCGCTCCGTGCCATCAGTACTTGGAGTCTTTGTACTAAATTGTGATCCTATAATAATATTAGTATTATTTATAATTGAATTTGTCGGACAGGTTTCGGCATTTTTAGTGGTTGCCCAAGGCCTCAATCCTTTCCAACCGGAGCCAGCACTTTGTGGGTACTCAACTTGGCAGTTTATCCATACAGAAGCTTTCTCTGGGTCTAGCGCTAATCCATCTATTTCCACCTCTATTCCTCTGAAACGTGATGCCCAAGTATTAATAAGAGTAATTTTAGGGTTAAACAAATTTTTAGCCGCATACGTTAAGCCAATTTTATTGGTTATGAGATCACGTTTATTAACTTCAGATAAGGGGATAATTGCTGAATCTATATATTTATACCCTATGCCATATCTGTTTGCCATAATGGTTCCACTACCATCTCCAGCTTGAATTCTTTCAGCTCCATTTTTCCAAGGTTTGCCAGTGCTACTGTTAATAGTTCTCCCTTTATAAATAGCAGCTCCTGCCGCCGTTCCATCTGGAGTATCCCAAAAGAAATTCTTTATGCTATTAGGTCTGATCTCTATTTTACCCCATCCCCTAAAAGATAAAGCTTCATCATCAGAACCCATTAAACTGCTTTCATTTACAAAAACACTGCTGCCCGGGGTATCTTTAAATGCTTGTTGATAATCTTCTTCATCTACGCTGGTATTGTTTAAACTTTGACCCTGCTCAATTGCACTTAAAGCGGGGTATTCAGTGTCAGCGCTTACAGAGGTCGAATAATTGATTCCCGGCAATCTATATATTAAAGGAGTTTTTAGATTTGTGCTTTCAAAGAATTTAGGTGTGATTCCATCTGGTTCAAAAGCAGAAGTTTTATGCAGTTCGTCAAAAAATCCAATAGTTACTTCCATATTTTCTATAAGATGATCACTGATACTAGGAAAAGGAATTTTAAGATTAGAAAGATTATCTGAGTCATTTAACATATAGTAACCTCTGTGCACCGAGTTTTTAATCGGGGAAAATCCTCCTTTACCTAAATTAACTAGCCCTCCAAACGCTACAGCTTCTCCATTTACCATTTCAACTTCATCAATTGAGTTAATATTAGAAGTACTAGTTAAATTATCTTCAGTAGCCCTTAGTTGAAATTCAGGAGATCTTTTAGGAGTTCTAGGAATACTAGTAGCTTCTACATCGTTGCTGTCGCTAAATACTATTTGGTTATTGCCAGTTGTATAATAATAAACTAAACCTGCTGTATTGTTAAACATTTCTTCAAGTTCAATATCGGTTGATATTGTTTGGCCGTCAGCATTTTGCGCATGACCTATGTTTAGCTCCAGCATTCCATTTGGGTAAACATAAGTTTCTGCTAAATAAGGGAATTTTCTGTTGTAAGCAGTTTGAGGAGATATGTAACGAGTTTTAAGTGGGAAACCAGTTATTTGTGCGAAAAATAATCCGCTTGGTGCATCTATACTAACTCCTAAGATGTCATAGTTAGAGGTTTTATTTTCCCAAGACTCTTGGTATCCTTTTACCTCAGTAAATAAAGTATTAGAAAAAACCTTGTTTCCTGCGCTAGTATTACCTTGTCCATCGTGAGCTTCTACCACAACGTCGAATTGTCTCCGAGGAAAACGGTCTGGTTCATTTAACACATTGAATCCACTACCACTTACAGAAAGCCATTGAGCCCCTGCAGCATCTTTAGCTTCATTAGTCATTGCTCCCCAACCATTAATAGCTACGCCATCCGCCCAACCTGTTACATGTGGATCGTGTCTATAATCCCTAATAGAATTAGGATTGTTGTATAACTGTTGAAGTACAAAGTTAGGGTTAGCGGCGGGAGTATTATAACCAGTTATTTCAATAAATACATTACCGTCAGGTATATTGCTAGAACTAGGTTCACGTACAGTTATTCTGTATTCTAAAATATCTTCCGGGAAAGGTATGGTGAAATTTTTATCTTCGTCATTAAATATTCCTTGAAAAGAACTTTGCCATTCAAAACCGGGCTCGGAAGATTCTATACCTGAAGGTTTATAAGATAAATCTGGACCTTCTACGTGAGTAATACCTTCCGTAGCTAAATTTGTTAAAGAAACGGTGCCGACTAAACTGGACAACCCTACTGTAATATCCTCGACAGTTAACTTTTTCACCATTCCGTAAGAAGGGGTATTAGTTTCTGATACAGCAAAAACAGAAACGTAGTAATCAGCATTTTCTTCTATTAAAAATTCAGTATGAACTTTTGAAAGTTTTTCATCAAAACTCTCTACATGGTCTTTATCTGTATAATGGATTATTTGAGTATTTATATTATTTTTATAATTATAATATTCAGTAGGAGGAACCACATAAGTTCTTGCTTGGCTAAGGTTTCCTAATCCCGGAAGAGGGTTTCCTGTGCTTTGTATTCCAATTACATAATTTATATCGTATGGGGCTTCTTCATTTTTTATTATTTGATAATTATAAGCATCATCAGCTTCGTCAAAAGTAACGCTAACTTCATAACCGGCTTGAGGTATTGTTACTTCTACAGTGTGGTAAACTGGATCTTTACCGCCAATTGCTGCGGAAAAAGCGTTACCTTTAACCACGTTAAGAGCCTGCTGTGGATGATAAAAACTTGTTTGAGCTACATTACGATAATCTCCTGTTGCGAAAAGTGGTTGTTTAACAGCCTGTGTAGATGTTAAATTAGTTGAATTGTATATTTCGTCATATTTACCTGTAGAGTAAGCTAAAGCAGATACATCATAGGTACCTTCATTCTCGGCGATATTTACAATTTTATAATTAGAATAGCTTCCACTAATAACTTCTGCGTCATTCGGATTGTTAGGTTCAACGCTCCATATTAAATTTTCACCAGAAAAACATCCGCCAGAGTAAGAAGCGCTAGTTACTTCTGATGGAAGAAGAGGCGGGATGTCATTTCCTGCAGTTTGAACACCTGTATTTGTATATCCGGTTATAACATAATTATCAAAATCAAATTGATTACCAGTTCCGCCGAAAGCTGTACCAGTATTAAAATATATTTGAGTACAAACACCACTTAAATCCGATCTATAATTCCCTGTTATCGTAGTAGTATGAGCACCACTAAATAACAAGTTTTGGATTTGAGGTCTTCTAATTTCATTGGCGTCTCCAGTATTAGCATTGTATGTTGGAGTTAATAATGAAAATTTATAAAGAGTGTTATCAGTAAAGTTTAAAGCTTGATCAAGAATTATACTGTTAAACTTGTTAGAGATTGCTGGAGTTACCACGGCGGGGTTTGCATTAGTATAGTTCGCTGTTAAAGGCGTGACCGCATTTGTTCGCCCGCTGTATTTTAAAGATGTCCTGAAGTTATCGTAAATTTGAATTACATCTCCGGGCATTAAATAAGCTCCTTCTTGACCTGCAGAAAAACTTACTGTTTCAGTTTCTTGAGATTCGCTTGATAATATCCACTTAGCAAAACGTCGAGCTTGTCCGCGGCTAGTAGCACCTAAAGCTGTAGTTTCTATTTCTCTTATTCCATATCTTCTTACGCTTTCTTCATCTTCCAAATATTCAATAGCTGGTTGGAACAAATTCTTTTTGTCATTGTATCTGACTATCGCGACGCTATGACGGGCGGTTTTTGAAGAACTGGAATAAGTAAAGTTACCTTCTAAAACATTAGAATTGTTAAATTGGTATACAGCGTCTTTATATTTGTCTTGTACTGCGAATACATTTCCATTTGCGTAGTAGGCAATACCTAAAAATATAGAAGTCAAATCATTTAAAACTTTAAAAGCGTCTTCACGAGTAGTTATAATATAATTAATAGTAAATCGCGGTTCTAATCCTCCGTAAGTGTCAGGAACTAAGCAATCACAATATTGAGCAATTTCATACAAAGTCCATTTATCTATTCTATCTTCCTCTATATACTCTCCCAATCCATAACGAGGATTAGTCATTAAGTCATAAAAACACCAAGCAGGGTTATCAGTCCACTCCCTAACATATTCACCTTTTCTAAGGGCTGGAGCTAAGTTATCGTCTGTTCTTTTAAATTCTCCGTCCCAGCCTCCTCCTGAACCCGAATTGTTTCTTATCCAATGCTGTTTACTAGCACTGTAAAAGTGTTCACACCCTACTCGAGTTTCGACATTAGCATTCGTAGCAGGATTTGGGCTATGAGCAGAACTATTCCCATAAGTTTTAGCAATAGGGTTATAGTTATTAGGAACTTTTACCTTAATTAAACGCGTGTCGTAAGCTCTTGCTGGTATACGTCCAAAAGATCTTGCATCAAATTGAGAGTAAACCATCGCCGAATAAGGATAACGTAAAGTTGTTCCGTAGATTTCAACAATAGAATCTACGAAACTCATATTTTTTAAAAATGAAGTTAGAGACTCAGGAGTAACGCGTACTATTCTAATTCTCCAACCTTCAAATCCCGGGCTCTCTCTATAATTAAATGCTGAAACATCTATAAGGGTTTTTCTTATATATACGTCATCTACCTTACCTAGAACTCTTTCTTTAACAGGACCAAGCCATTTACCATCTCCAGTAGTATCTCTTGGGGTTACTACATTTGCTCCTGAAGTTGTAGTAGATTGTTCAAACCTGACGTCAAACATAGGTTGGTAATAAATATTGTATTCAATAGTCCGCGCTTTAGTGTCTCCAAAACCCGTAGAAGCTTTTCTACATTTTTTTAATTCTTTTGTTTTAGCATAAGTTTTTGGGCCAGATTGAATACTTTCAAATAAAGCTTGTATTTTTATATTAACTTCTATTTTAGATAATTCTTTATTTAGAACGGTATAGGTTTTTGAGTATTTATCTATTGTGACTCCGGGTTTTAAAGTGGCTGGTTTTGTATCTGTGGGGGTTGCTTCTCCCCCTTGTATTTCGGGACCATAAAGTCTTTCACCTATTTGCCGAGCTACACTTAAGTCTAAAAAATCGCTAGAGCTCATTCCAGCGTAAGTTGTCATTTCACTATTTAAAGAGGGGATATTGCCTACAGCTGATCCGTTGACTGTTTCAACATTAATGGCTGGATAATTGTAAAAACCTCCTTCGTCAACAAGAGGCACCTCATTCCAATAAACAGATTGAAGAAAGCCTAGATCTAAATTGGATGTAAGAGAGTCTCCTGTAGCTGTGTAGTTGGTAAAATCTACTCTCTGATAACCAGTCACGTTAGCTTCGCCTTGGTAAGTGTAATTACCACTTACTATACCCTCAGTCTCGCCTTCGCTTATTAAATCTACAGTCTCCGCGAATCCTCGCGATACAACATAGTTATCGCCGACTTTTACTGCTGATAAATCAGTTACTACTGGACGTGCTTCTTTTTGTTTTTTCTTGCTTCCCATTTTTTATCCTTGAGTTCCCCAAGTATCAACTTGCGACTGTAATAGTTTACCTGCATTAGGTATATTGTATAATAAACCGTATTTAGTTTCACCCCATGTATCTTTTGGCGCAATTTCTGCAGAAGCGTCAACAACATCGCTAGCAGATTGAACAACATGGCTTCCCACTAAAAGTCTTCCATAACCAACAAAAACCGGCCCTCCTTCTCGTATAGTATTTTCTGGCCCGTTAAAAAGGTAAGCTTTAGCTCCTCCTCTTTCTATCTCATTAAAATCCCCAAACTCGGGCATAGGCGTGAGTAAATTAGTTATTCCCGCCGCTACTAATCCTATACCGCCCAAAACTAAAGCTGTTCCCATAGCGCCGCCAGCACCCATAGAAGTTACCCCCATCAAACCAAATCCACCAACAGCTATTAAAGCAACGCCTATTATAATAGTTAAGATAGACATAAAGTCATCAGAGCCTTCTATCACAGGAACTATGTCTATTGTTTTTATTTTACTGCTTGACATCGCAAGCTCTGAACATTTCAAACCTTCAATAGTATTAGGGTCTTTACCTTCTTCTATTTGGAAATCTTTTTTATTGATCAGTACTCGGTACTTTATATTTTTTTTATCGTTTTCTAATAATGATTTATAAAGTTTTTTAGAGTTACATTCTACTCCTCTTACTGCTTGGCTTACATTTTTAGCGGCCAAGTTCCATTCAGATTGCCCAAGTTGCTCGGCTAAAACGCCGTGAACTTTTATATTAACTAAATTGCTCATGTCTATATATTTTACAAATGGTTTTAGTAAGTGATTTGTTTAAAGGTTCAATACACAAATACTTGTTTCTTGGGTGATGCATAATATTTCCGTCCCCTAAAAAAACAGCTACATGGTTAGGTCCTCTACCCTTTACAAATTCGAACACTATTACATCATGTTTTATTAAAGGAGTAGAAGGAGATAATTCTATTATTGGTAAATCGGGATTATTTTTATTCAAATCGAATAACTCTTGTATTAGTTCAGGGTTCTTTTTATGCCAGTCATCTCCTAATTTGTTTTCTCCTGAAAGATCTACTCCTAGATTTTTGTAATACTCTTTTATCACTGTATAACAATCTGACTCTCCTATTTTAAATATTCTATCATAAAGAAAAGTTTTACTCTTTTTAGGGTCAAAAAAACTAAAAGAATCTTTTTTAGAACAGTAAAGTATAAATGGTAAATTATGAGATTTACTATTTAACATATCGTTTGGAGAAAATTGATCATTATTAGAATTGTGAGAGTGGTAAACCGCTTTTATGTTTCCTTCATCTGCTGCTAATACGTAATCAAGGGGTCGAATAGAAAAGTGTTTATCAGCTTTTTCTGATACATTAGTGCATCTAAAAGTTTTCAACTCTCGCTCTTTTTCCAATACAACACCGCAACATTCTTTAGAACGGTTTTCTAAAGCGTGGTCCTTTATAGATTTTTTTATGTAATCTTCTAAAATCATTGCTGTCTGGACATTTTATTAGCTGCAGGAAAACCTCCATAAGGGAGTTCTCCTTTTTTAATAGGGCAACCTGATCCGGGGTCAACTTTACCTACTGTTCCTGCTCCCCACCTCATTCTGCATCCTGTGAGAGATTTAGAGCATTCGTCAGCTATCCAGAAATCCGAGTTAGGAGGAACTTTTCCTAAGTTGGGAATGGCTGCTGCACCTTCTCCAATAGCACCTTTAGATACAAAATAATATTTTATATTTTCTTTTAGTATATAACAATAATCACCTTTTTCATATGTAGTTGATTTATCCCATAAGCCTAAATCATCTTTCACAGCAAGAGCTGGTCCAGTCCCTCCCAACAAGGTCGATATTCTTTCATCCTTATCATTAGCTACAGGTACAGCTTGTTTAGGTAACCCAGTAGCTTCCGCAGGTTCAAGAATAAGATTAGATGGGACACCGGGTAAGCTGGCTAATTCAGCTTTCTCTAATAAAGGCACTATAGTTTTTTTCTCTGGAGTACCCGCATTAATTACATCGCTTTTGCCATCTTGATACCAGCATCCCAGTCCTCGGTATTGCCAGACACATTTGTCGGCTACAATCATCCTCTTGGGTAATTTTGTTCCTTCTAAATCTAAAACAGAAGAAAGTTCATAGCTCAATACTGATTTATTTTCGGTATCTTTTCGCTCGATAAAGTATACGTCTTTGGGAAGCTCAGCATAAGGGTCAGGTTCGTATCCTTGTGGAATAGGAATATTACCTATATTTTTAAATGTTGATCCTGCGGCTGCACCCACAAAGTTTCTGCGATCTAAATATTTTGCAAATGTGCGTCTACGAGTAACTTTAGCGCCAATAATATCTCCAAATTTTCTTATCTCATTTCTAAGTAGAGCTAACTGGTCTATTCCTGTTTTTGACTGGCTAGCTAAACTTAAACTTGGTCTGGGGAGAGTGCCTTTAGTAGTAGCTTCGAAACCTTCGGCAATTATTGGAGCTGGATAATACTCATACCCTTGCCAAATAATAAAAGAGTTAAATACTTTTATATTGTTATGAAATCTTAAAATTCCATCGTTAACGTCGCCCGGAAAACCGACTTGAAGAGCATCTTCTCCTAACGTAATTTCTTTAGTTTCGAGCAGTTTGTTTAAATCTATCTCAAACATTGTCACCATCGCGGAAGGGGTTAGGTTAGTAAGTTCAAAATTTAAAGACTTAATCGAAGATTTAGCTCTTTCTGAATCTGCTGTCGTATAGTCCGGCATTTTAATTATTTGTTTCTACAAACTGAGTTTTTACAGAGTAATTGTTGTGGAAGGCGAAATTGCTATTAAAAGAAGGACAAACGAATCTTTTAGTATAACTAGAATCTGCATAAATTTCAGGTAAATTTTTAACGGCAAAACTTTCGGCCCCTTTACGAGTTCGAAGAAAATGTATTATAGCTCGGGTTTCGTTTTCGCTCCTCATATCGAAAGAAACGTCTAAAGTAATCAAACCTGTATAAATACCGTCTGGTATTCTTTGTTCGTACCCGTTACCAAAAACCACTGAGTTAACTCTAGGATTATGAGAAGCTGAGAGATTGTAAGAAGGAGTCCAAAGAAAATTTGGGATAGATTCGCCATTTTGAGCAATTACGTAACCGCCCCAGTACTGAGTAGCGGTAATCGCTTGTCCAGCAGGTACATCTTCTAAAGCATAATAATATTTAATTTCTTTAGGTATTCCACTGTCTCCAATGTTAGATTTAACGAAAACAATGGAGTTTTTCAAGTAAGTCTTACTTGAATTGTGAACTGGAACGTCATATATACTATTTGCCATTTCTCCTTATTCCTTTATTTATTATATTACACATAAAAAAGAGTGTAAAATAAAGATAAGGTAATGTTAGGAAGAATTACAAGAGAGGCAGAAAGTATCACTATCAACGGTAGTGGGATACAAGGAGTTCAGTCTATTTCAGCATCATACGATTCAGTAGCCGCTCCTTTAAGGAATTTAGGTATAAATAGCATACAATTTGCCCCAGAAGGCCCTCAATCCGCTAGTTTAAGTGTTAATTCACTTTTTACCCATACTACTTCTCCTAGTGCGCCAGTCACTTCAGTAGACGTTTTGCAAAATTTTACTGGAGATATAGCTTTTAGTGGAGTCGTGGAGCACGGTGAGAAAAGTTTTATTTTTACAGAAGGCTACTTAGATTCTTATTCGGCGAACTGCTCTATTGGAGAAATACCTCAAATTTCTACCAGCTCAACCATTTATGGAGAATTTGGTACAGGAGTTTTAGCTAATGTCCCTACAGATTCCTATCCAACAACTTTAAATATACCTAGTTACAGTTCTATGGAGATAAACTTAGATACTTTCAAAACT